TCTTGCTGATATTCTAGTTATGAAAGGACTAGATAAAGATGGCAATAAATTATTTACTTTAGAAGATAAATTAGCTTTGATGCACAAAGTAGATTCTGATGTCCTTTCAAGGATAGCAACCGAGATGGTAAAAGCTATCAATCCTGAAGAAGTAAAAAAAAACTAAAATCTGATCCTGAATTTAAAAATTGTTTTATTGTAGCTGATAGGTTAAAAATATCTTTACAAGATGTTTTACAAATGGAAATATGGGAATATAACCATTGGTTAGGCTATCTTTTATTAGAACAAGAAGAGCAACAACAAGCTATGAATAAATCAAGGCACAGATAATGGCACAGAATTTAGTACTTAATATATTAGCAAAGGATAAAACTAAACAAGCCTTTGCTGGTGTTAGAGCTGGACTTACAAATTTAAGAAGTGCAGTATTTTCTGTTCAATCAGCCATCATTGGAATTGGTGGTGGACTTGCAATTAAATCAATATTGAATGTTGGATCAACTGTAGAGCAATTAAGATTAAGATTTGCTTTTTTATTTAAAGGAGTCCAAGAGGGAGACAAGGCCTTTCAAGGATTAATAGACTTTGCATCTAAAGTTCCTTTCTCTTTGGAAGAAATACAAGCTGGTGCTGGAAACTTAGCAGTTGTCACAAAAAATGCAGAAGAGTTAAAAGAAATATTAGAATTAACAGGAAACGTGGCATCTGTAACAGGACTTGATTTTAGAACTACTGCTGAACAAATACAAAGGTCATTCTCTTCAGGTATTGGATCAGCTGACTTATTTAGAGAAAGAGGTGTTCGAGCCTTATTAGGATTTAAAGCTGGTGCAACAGTGACAGTAGAAGAAACTAAAAAAAGATTCAGAGAATTGTTTGGTAAAGGTGGAGAATTTGAAAAAGCAACAGAAGTGTTATCAACAACACTTGCTGGAACATTGTCAATGCTTTCTGATAAATTATTTAAGTTTAGATTAGAAACAGCTCAAGCTGGGTTTTTTGATTTTGTTAAACAAGGTTTAGTTGAGGTTAATAAATTAATAGAGGATAACTCTGAAGTTTTAGCATCTGTTGGAAAAAGTTTAAGTGATGGACTTATAAAAGCAACTAAAGAGATAATAATTGGATCAGCAGTTATTATACAAGCTATTAAGCCTGTTTTTTCATTTGTTTTTAGTTCAATTGGAAACTTATTTGATTTTCTACAAACACTACCTGAAACTATAAGAACTTTTGGAATAATTGGTTTTTTAATGTTGGGAGGAAAAGGTAAATTATTAGTCTTAGCAATTGGTGGATTTTTAGATGAGATAAGATTTAAGCTAGGAGAATTTTTACAACAATTTGCAGAATTTAATCAAAAAATATTAGAGACAAGAAGAAGTTTAAAACTTGTAAGCAAGGAAGGTTTTGAAAAAATACAAAAACAAAATGAAGATTTATTAGCAATTTCTGAAAGACTTAGAAAACCAATATCAGATTTGAAAAAAGAATTAGAAAACACTGCAGATGCAACAAATGTTAATATTGGTAATTTAAGAAAGTTTTTAGACACTTTAGAAGCAAAAGCATTAATTTCAAAAAAACAAGTTGAGGAACTCCTTAATAAGCTAAAAGGTTCAACTGAAGAAACTAAAAATTTAGGTGTAGAATTAACAAAAATTGGTGAGGGTGTTCTTGATATTATTAAAAAAGATTTTGAAAATATAAACCAAACTATTGCAAAAGGAATAGTTGGAGGAATAAAAAGTCTCTCAAGAGGAATTGCAGAGTCAATTGTTTTAGGTAAAGATTTAGAAAACACTATGAAACAAATAGCACAAAGAATATTAATAGAAGTGTTAGCAACTTTTATTCAGTTTATTATTCAGCAAAAAATATTAAATAAATTTAAAAAAGATGAATTGACAACCAACCATAACATTGAAAGATCATTAAAAAGACAGATTGCACTTCAAGCAGTTTTAATGGCTATGGGTGGAGGTGGAGGAGGTGGACTTCCTTTCTTTCATAAGGGTGGTGCAGTATCAAAAGGTCAACCAGTTATTGTTGGAGAAAAAGGGCCAGAATTGTTTGTACCAAACCAAACAGGACAAATAACTCAAAATGCAAGAGGAACTTCAGGAGGATCAACTACAGTTAACTTTAATATAACAACAGTTGATGCAAGAGGTTTTGATGAATTATTAGTTGCAAGAAGAGGAACAATATCTAGAATAATAAACGAGTCAGTAAATGAAAGAGGTAGGGAGGCTTTAATTTAATGTCAGGTGCATTCCCAATAAGTAATTCTAAATTTCAAGTAGCATCAATTAAAACTATACAAAAAACTTTAATATCTAAATCAATTAATGGAAAAAAGTTATCACGACAAATTGATGGTCAAAAATTTGGTTTCACTGCAAATATAATAACTGGAAAAAGATCAGATATTTATGGAGAACTTATGTCTTTTATTATTAAACAAAGATCAGGAAAGGAAAACTTTACAATAGTTCCACCTGAAATTTCATCTACACGAGGAACAGAAACAGGAACTTTATTAGTTAATGGAGTTCACACAGCTGGGGACACAACAATCGACATTGATGGACATTCTTCAAATGCGTCAGGTGTTTTAAAAGCTGGAGATGTGATTAAATTTGCTAGTCACGACAAAGTTTATATGATTGTTTCAGATGTGACGAGTTCATCAAATGAAAGTACAATAACTATCGAGCCACCATTAAGAAATGCTTTAGCAAATAACGAAGCAATAACTTATAACAATGTGCCATTCACAGTTTATCTTTTAAATGATATGCAAGAATTTGGACAAGTAGGTGCTGATAAAGATGGAAATATTTTATATAAATTTGAATTGGATGTTGAAGAAGCATTATAATGGCTAAATACCTGATTAAGCATTGGATTAATGCTGATTTTATAGTAGAAAAAGTGGTTGATGAATCTGAAATTAATATTGTTAAAAATGATTTAAAGCAATATAAAACTCCTGATAGCAGTTTCAGTTATGTTATGATAAAAGGAAGTGAGAAAATAAACAGAACAACTTACGAAAAATATGACGAGAGCCTTAACAACAGCACTAAAAAACCAACTAGCGACTAATATATTAAGGCCTGTTCATCTTATAACGTTTGGTTTTTCATCTCCTCAAAATATAACAGATTGTTCGTTTGAATTGACAAGCTCAATATCAGGAAGTTCCACAACTTACACTCCAACTGCTTTTTTACAAAATGTCTCTCAATTCACAGAAGAAGTAGGAATAACAAGGTCTTCTTTAAGGTTAGGAATATCAGGAGTTAATCAAACATTTATATCAATAACTTTAGCTGAAAATGTTGTGAATGATCCTGTTAAAATTTTCAGAGGGATGTTAAGTGATAGCAACACTTTAATTGCAGACCCTTTTTTATTATATGATGGTCAAATTGATAAATACGAGATTACTGAATCAGATAAAGAAACAGATATTATTTACACAATTGTGTCTCATTGGGCAGATTTTGATAAAAAGTCAGGTAGAAAAACAAATCCTAACTCTCAACAAAAATTTTTTTCAACAGATAAAGGGATGGAATTTTCAGCTTTAACTGTTCAAGATATAAAATGGGGTAGAGAATAATGCAAATAAGACAATGGCAAAGAAAAGATTTTCCACAAATGATAGAACTTGGAGATAAGATGCACAAAGAAGGTGCTTATCAAAATCTATCTTACAGCAGAGAAAAGTTAAAAAGATTTGCAGATGTTCTAATTGATAAACCAGAAAAAGCTATGGGCTTTGTTGCAGTAGAAGATGATTTAGTAATTGGAATGATGATTGTTCATTTAAGTAAATATTTTTTTGGAGATGATTTATTTTGTTTTGATTTATTGTTATATGTTACTCCTGAAAAAAGAAAAAGTATTAGAGTTCCTATTAGACTTATTAATGCTTCAACAGATTGGGCAAGAGAAAAAGGTTGTAAAGAATTCAGACCTGGATCTAGTGTAGGAATTAAATCAGCTAAAGTAGAAAAACTTTATAATTTCTTAAAATTCGAAACAATAGGAAATGTATTTACAAAAAGGTTATAATTATGTGTCCAAATCCCCTTGATTTAATTGATGATGCCATAGACTTTGTGATGGACATTGTTGAAAAGGTTATCGGTTGGTTAATTGATATACCAGATATTCCTGACTTTGGAGATGATGAGTTTGACCAATCTGAAAAAGGAATATTAGTTAACAAACAATCAAATGATGCATCTATACCAATAGTTTATGGAGAAAGACTGGTTGGAGGAACAAGAGTCTTTATAGAAACTTCAGGAACAGATAACAGATATTTATATGTTGCTTTAGTAATGTCAGAAGGAGAAATAAATGCAATAAGCGAAATTAGAGTCGATGATAAAGTAGTGACATTTTCAGGAGCTATGGCTGATAATACTCAAAGAACTGTGGCCTCAAGTGATACTAATTTTTTTAAAGCAGATCCAAATGACGAAAATTCTAGTGCAGAATCATTAATAACAATTGAGCCTCATTTTGGTACTGATGGACAATCTGCATCAAGTTTATTATCAACATTATCAAGCTGGACATCAAATCATAAATTATCAGGACTTTCTTATTTAGCTTTAAGATTTACTTGGAATCAAGATGCATTCTCTTCAATTCCAAAAGTACAAGCAAAAGTTCAAGGAAAAAAAATAGTTACTTTAGATGCAAGTTTAAATGAATCTTCTCCGACATATTCAACCAATCCAGCGTTTTGTATTTTAGATTATTTAAGAAATGAAAGGTATGGAAAAGGTATAGCAACTGCTGATATTGATTTGCAAAGTTTCAGAGACGCATCACAAGTTTGTATAACTCAAGTCACACCTTATTCAGGAGGAAGTGATATAAATATATTTGACACAAATGCAGTGCTTGATACATCAAAAAAGGTAATAGATAATATTAGAGAATTAATACAAGGATGCAGAGGTTTTTTACCTTACACTGCTGGAAAATATAAATTAATTATTGAAACAACAGGGTCAGCATCAATATCTTTAACTGAAGATGATATATTTGGTGGAATAAAATTAGAAAGTGAAAATAAAAATAACAAATATAACAGAGTGATAGCAAGTTTTGTGAACCCTGATCGTAACTTTCAAGTCGATCAAGTTCAATATCCAGCAATTGATGACAGTGGATATGCCACTGCTGATAAACACGCAACAATGAAAACAGAGGATGGAGGTTTTTTATTAGAGGGAAGATTTGATTTTAAAACTTTAACCTCACCTTATCAAGCAGAGGAAATGGCAGAAATTATATTAAGAAGATCAAGACAAGCTAAAAAATTAACTTTAAATGCAAGTGCCAAAGCCTACGATTTATCTATAGGAGATATTGTGAATATAACTCACAGTACTTTAGGGTTTTCTGCAAAAGCATTTAGAGTTTTAGGAGCAACTTTTAATCAAGATTTTACAATGGGGTTATCTTTAATAGAACATCAAGATAATATATATTCATGGGCATCTAAAACAGTTCAACCTTCAATTCCAACAACTAATTTACCTAATCCTTTTTCTATTTCTCCACCAGCAAGTGTTACTTTAGACGATGATCTTATTGAATATTCAGATGGAACTGTCTTAACAAGATTGCTAATAACTGTGGGTGCATCTCCTGACAGATTTGTTGAGGGTTATGAAGTGCAAGTAAAACAAACTTTAGACAAAGATGGAAATGCAGTGACTAAAGATTTTGTTTTAGTTGGAGAAGGAAAAACAAGAGATTATCAAGTGTTAAATGTAATTGATGGTGCAACTTATCAAGTTAGAGTAAGGGCAAAAAATGCTCTTAATGTTAGATCAACTTTTGTTTCTGCTACTAGATTTGTAGTTGGTGCAACAGACACTCCTTCAGATGTTTCTGATTTTAATATTTCTATGGTTGGTTCAAACCAAATGCAACTATCATGGACTCCTGTTTCTGATTTAGATATTGAGTTTTATGAAATAAGATACTCAATGGGATCAGGGTCAACTGCTTGGTTTAATACAACTAATCTGGTTCAAGTCCCAAGAAGAAAATCTAACAGTGTCACAATCAATGCAATAAAACCACCTTATAGTTTGTATATAAAAGCAGTAGATAAATTAGGAAATGAATCTGCTAATCCTGCAATTATAAATTCTAATGTTTCTGCTTTGCAATCATTTAAGGACATATCAACTGCAAATGAAGAAACTGCCTTTGCTGGAACTTTTACAAACACTTTTAAAACAGAAGATAGCAATGGAACACCAGCAATAACATTAGATACATTAACTTTATTTGATGCAAGGTCAGGAGATTTTGATGATGCAGACACAAGTGGTTTTTTATTTGATACAGGAGGACTTGCAAATAATATAACAGGATCAGGAAATTATCTGTTTGACAACACTTTTTCTTTGGATGCAATTTATGATGCAACCTTTCAAATACAAATAACTATGGAGTCAGGAGACCCATACGATTTATTTGATTCAGGAAGAGGTGCTTCTTTATTCGATAATGCAAAAGCACCTTTTGATGGAAACGCACCAACTAATAATTCTGCAATAATTCAAATAGGTGCAGATGACACAAGTTTGGCCAATATAACTAGCTTTTCTACAATATCACAACAAGGAACTTTTAAAGGAAGATTTTTTAAATTTAGAACAGTTTTAACATCATCAAATAATAATGCTAGACCTATAATAACAGGATTACAGGCAAAATTAGTGTTAGAAAAAAGATCAGAGACAGGAGATGATGTGGCTTCAGGAACATCAACAAAATCAATATCATACACAAATGCATTTTTTCAAACACCAAATATTACAGTCACAGGACAAGATTTATCTTCAGGAGACTTCTTTGTGATAAGCAACAAATCAAAAACAGGGTTTGACATTGTATTTAAAAATAGTAGTAATAGTATTATTAACAAGACTTTTGATTATCAGGCTCAAGGAGTGGGCTTGAAAATTTAATCAAATAGGAGTATAAAGAATTATGTCACAAGTTTCAGATGTCACTTTAGCAAATCAATCCTTTGGTTCGTTTCGTAGCGAATTAAATGGCATTTTAGGTGCTTTAAACACTATGCACATAGGAAGTTCAGCACCATCATCTGTTGCAACAGGAACTATGTGGGTAGATAATGGCACATCAGGAGTTTTAAAAGTTAAAATTAACGATGGATCAGATAATATTGAGTTATTTCAAGTTAATATTTCATCAAATGCAATCACTAGCACAATGTCGGTAACAGGAACAATATCTGAAACTGATCCAAATGCACTGCCACTAGCGATAGCTTTAGGATAAGGAGAATAAATGGCAAATACTTTTAAAGTTAAAACAAATGGTGCGATGCCATCTTCGGCTGGGTCTCCACTTACACTTTACACAGTTCCAAATGCTACAACAACAGTAGTCATTGGATTAGTTCTTTGTAATATTCACACAACATCTGTAACTGCTTCTGTTCAATTAGTATCAGACACTTCAGATACAGAAACAAACGAAACAGTATTATTAGCTTCTGATGTAACAATTCCAAAGGGTTCGAGTTTGGAATTATTGACAGGGGGCAAGGTTGTTGTTCAGGCAACTGATATTATAAAAATAGATTGTTCAGTATCAGCTAAAATAGATGCAACATTATCAATATTAGAAATTACATAGGAGTTTAAATGGCTTACATTGGACTTCCACCAAAAGCAAATTTCACAAGT